TTATATTTTTTCCAGCACATCCACGACTTCCGTTTTTTTCTCTTTCATGACATGTGCATAAACATTCATTGTGATTTTGACATTTGAATGTCCCATAAGCACTTGTACCGTTTTGATTGGGACATTCGCTTCAAATAGCCTTGTGCAATAGCTGTGACGCACAGAATGAAATGTTCGACTGTCATCTATACCCAACTTTCGACACAGTATTTTTATCCGTCTATCCGGTCTTTTTCGTTCAAGAGGATTTCCATTTTCATCGCAGAATACCAAATCTGCTATTCTTTCTAGGCTATTTAAAAACTTAATTATTTTTGGAGGAATTGGAACGTCTCTTTCAGCATGTGGAGTTTTTAGCATGTCTTTCATCACGTAAATGTAAGATTTACTCCCGTCCTCGTGAAAAATAGTTTCCCGCTGATACTGTTCTCGCACCTGTACTGTTCCTACGATAATTCTAGTCCATTTTAAGGCTAGTATCTCTCCTAGCCGTAAACCTGTGTAAAATGCTACATAGATAAGTCGGTCTAGGACATTTCTAAAATCAAGATTTGCAATAATCAACTCCTGTTCCTCTCGAGAGAATACCTTAAATTCATCCTCTTTTTTCTTGATAACCTTTTGTAAAATTACTCCGGAACAAGGGTTTCTTAGAATAACTCCTTTCTCAACTGCGAAATGTAAGCAGGATTTTATTCTCATTTTCATCTTTTTAATCACGTTCGGGCTGTAGTCTTTCTGTAGACTGTTAAAAAATAATTGCATCGTGTCAACAGTAAGAATACTCACTTTCACATTAGAAATTGGGTACTGTGTTAGTCTGCGATAACAAACTAGATACTCATCGAATGTATTGGATTGCACCTCATTTCTTTTATAATCGTGAATCCATTTGCGAAATAAATTCGCAAACGTGATAGCTGAATCACTGCTTAAACTGTTTGTTTTAGCCTCGTATTTGACAGTATTGATTTTATCCACCACGACGGATTTTTTAAAACTTCCAAAATACTTCCGGATTTGTTTTCCATTCGCATCATATCCGATAGTCACGGAAGCCTTATAATAAGTCTTCCCATTCCGGGTAGTCGTTGTGATACTACCTTCTCCTTTATTTCGTCTTACAGACATAAAAAAATCACACTCCTTTTTCTTGCATAACAAAATTGAGTATGATATAATTTAAATACTACATTTAAGGGTATATCATACTCTTGCTCTCCTTCGATGTGTTGGCAGCACTCGAGGGAGTTTTTTTGTTTAGGTTACATAATCCTTGACATATTAGACCAAAAAAAGTTATAATAAAATCAAAAAAGAGGTGAAAAAATGATTATAAATATTATTCGCGGAATATCTGTGTATGGTTTTTTTATTTCTTTGCTTTTTTTGATTTTAAATTACTTTGTGTCAAAAGTGATAAAAAATGATTTTTCGGTTTTGTTATCATTTATCATATCGATAATAGTAATATTTAGCAAAATAACGGTTATATGGGACTAACTTTTTAAAGGTTAGTCTTTTCTCTTATTAGTTTTATTTTTTCTGCTTCATCAATATCTAATTTATTGATAGCTTCAATGTATTTTATTTTAATCTCTTCTAAATTTTCTTTATGTTTGTAGTGTTCTCTTATCATCCCTATAGCCCCATCTGAGCTGATTTCATTTCCATTTTCCGATTTGAATTTTCCTCCAAATACTCCGATTATACTCGCAAATATGACAACACTTATAATTGCCGTTCTTGTTCCATAAATAGTTAGTTTTCCTGGAGAATTCAAATTCATTTGAACAGACAATGTATTTTTTAGTCCTTCAGAAGAAAAATCATCTAAAATTTGCATTAGATTTGTTAAAGCTTTTAAATCAATATTTTTTTCTTGGTTTATTTGGAAAGTTAAATATCCTATATCTTCTTTAAAAAAAACTTCATTCATATTAACATCAATTAGTTTTATTATTTCAGGATCTGTAATTCCAGACAATCCGTGAGGGGAGAATAAATTTAGAATCAATCTAGGTTGTAGAAATTTACTGCTGACAGGTTTTCTCCAGGCTATTTTTCTTCTTTTGTTAGGAATGTCGTAGTTTTCACTATCTATTGCTTCTATTGATTGTGCCGTAATGAGCGAGTCATCAAAATAAACATCATCATCTTTTACGATACCAAAGGCAACAGATTTTCTTCCAGCGGATGGCATAACGATTACGTCCCCTTTTTTAATTTCATTAAAGAAATTATATATCTTTCCAGCAACATGACCTGGTTGCTTTTCTTCCGGATATAATTGTTCTATTTTTTCTTTTAGCTCTTCTTTGGATGAAAAATTAATGTTCTTAGGATCATTTAATCCATAGCCTATTCCCGTAAAACCTCTTGTTAAAAACTCATTAAAAAAAGCTCCCTCTTTTCCTGCCCTTATTAGCCAGTATCTTCTTTCTGGGATTACTACTTCAATTTCTAATTCTTCGATCAATTCATTCAACTGTTCTTGAGTAATGTCCATTTTACTTCCTCCCTTATACTTAAATTTATTATAATTTTCTTTCCGAAATCACTTTTACGACTTTCTCAATATTTCTTTTTTCTTTGATTTCTTAAAGTAATTTTAACTTGCTCATGAGTTTCTGTAAGTAAATTATTTATATATTCTTTAAAAATACTATTTGAAAAAATATTAGGTATTCCGTAATTGATTTTTCGTAAAGAGATATTAGCGACAACCGGATAATATTCTGGATCTAATTTTTTAGAAAAATACACATCCAAAAAAAGTTGGTGCCCATCTAATTTTTTTGAAATATTTTCTTCTAAAATTTTTTCAAACAAGAGAGGTTCATTTTTAATATATCTTTTATTTGAAAAATCAACTTGAGAGGATATCTCCATTATTTCATTCGCATACAAAGGTTCTCTTAATATATATTTTGCGTATATAACCAAAGAGGATATGTATGGGGCTTCTTTTAATAACGATTCCACTAATTCCATTTTTTGAGTAAATAGAGCGAAAAATAACATAGCTTCATAAGAATAGGCTCTAAAAGAATTATTGTCAAATTTTTTATATAGTTTATAAATCATATTAAAAGATTTCATGGACTTTTTTAAAAATAGATGTCTTTCTAATCCATAGTAAAATAGAAATACATACCCGGTGTTAACTTCTGTATTTTCTTTTAAAAAAGGATTTTCAAGCCATTTTAAATAGAGAAATTTTTGTTCTGGAGTTAACTCTTCATATGTTGGATAATATCCGATATTATCTTTAAGCTCGTCTAAATCTGTTTGAGAAATAGGATATTTTGTATAAATTAAACTTGGTTCATCTTGATTAGAGAAACTTATTTTAATATCATTATTTTCAAATTTATATAGGCAATTATCTTGAGAATTATAATTTTTTAAAGGACCATCAGCAAACCAAAGAAGTTCTAATATTTCTTCTGAGATATTAAACTCATTAATAAATAAATTTGTACTGATTTGGTTTTGCAGTTCCGTAGAATGAGGATTTGTTCTTATCCAAATAACTCCGATAAATAATATAAGTATAAAAATAATAACAATGGCCATAAATTCCTCCTTTCATCATTGTTTATCTTCCATATTTAATTGTCATTTCCTCAATAAAGTTTCTATCAATAGATATACCATTGCTAGAATACTCCATATCATCCTCACGCAAGAGGAGATAGGCAAACTCATTTGCTTGGCTTTCATATATGCTTTTTCTTGGGAAATTCCCATCAAGCAAGAATTGAATACGCCTTGAGCTATGTAATATAGCGTGTCCCAACTCATGAGCACAAGCAAGCTTCAATGAAAATTCATCCAACCTTTCATTTAAGACAATTACTTTCTTTCTTAAAACTCTTTTATAATACCCTTTCGCATGCCCTAAGTCCTTAAAAATAATAATAATTCCCATTTGTTTTGCGATTTTAAATGGATCGTTAGTTCCGTGACACTTCACTAAGTTTTTTACTTTTCTACTAATATCCATATCATCGCCTACTTTTTATTTTTCTTATTTAACAATTTTACTTCAAAAAACACATCTTGCAGAGATTGAAATATTTTTTCTTTATCCTCTAATGATATTTTTTCATCATTGAAATACATAGTAGCTTCGTTTAGAAAATTTTCATATTGCTTTTTTCCTTTTGAGTTTAGGCTAAGAAATCTATCGTCTTGTTGGTTTCTTTCTTTAGGTACATCATAACCAATCAACCACGCCTCATTTACGTTTAATATTTTAGCAAACAATTCTATTCTCGCTCTCTTTGGTTGATATACTCCTTGAATATATTGGCTTATTGTAGATTTGTTGATATTTGATAATTCTGATAACTTTGTTGGTTTTAAATCTCTTAGTTCTAAAGCTTGTTTTAACCTTTCAGAAAAACTTTCTACAATTTTCATAATAATCCCTCTTTCATAATTTTCTATATTTCTTATATACCATATTTTTTTGTAAATTACAAATATTTTTTAATTGAAGTTTGTAAAAACTTAAAAAAATTATTGACAAGTTGAAATTGTTGTGTTATATTTTGTTTGTAAAACACAAACAAAGAAAGGAGGAGAAAGAAATGAATTATAATCATAATAAATTGAGAGGAAAAATCAAAGAAGTGATAGGTTCAGAAGTGGAATTTGCAAAATTATTAGGAATTTCGCAGACTACTTTAAGTGCGAAATTAAATAATAAAGTAGATTTCACAAGAACTGAGATTTTAAGAATAACAGAAAAATTAAAATTATCTCAAGAAGAATTTTATGACGTATTTTTTTTGAAAAATTAGTTTGTAAAACACAAACAAAGAAAGGAGGAATCGAAAAATGACAAAACTAGAATCGTTGTTGATTTACTTAGAGAAGAACCCAACAGCGACGTATGATGAAATTTACAAAGATATCAAAGTAAATAAGCAAATGGCAAAAACGTATATCTATCGTTTGAAAGTAAGAGGGTATCTTGCTAAAGATGAAAATGGGTATAAGGTTTTAAAAACATTTACGGAAGAAACTGGAGAACGAAATTCAAGGGCGGATTATAAAATCGGAGTCATTCAACATCTGATTGATACCTTTACAGACGACTTTGATAATGCCCAATCGTTTGAAGAACGTGACGGGATTTCAAAACGGGTAATTCAGTTATTACATATGATTTAAAAGGAGAGTGATGTGATGAATTCAATTACAAACGTAAACACAATGACCTCAATCGAGGTTGCGGAACTAACAGGAAAGGAACATAAAAACATTTTGGCGGATATTCGAGATGAGTCTAAAAAGCTTGAAATCCAAGGAATCAGAGCCGAGCTAATTTTTCAGCCGGGCGAATATCTCGACAAAAACAACCAAGCCAGACCAATGTACAACTTGACAAAAGAGGGAGTTTTACAGCTTGCAGCGAGATACGATGCTGTCGTTCGGTTTAAGTTGATTGAAAGAGTTACCAAACCGCAAAAGCCTTTATCCATTCCTCAACAATTATTGCAAAATGCTCAATACCTAGTAGAGATGGAAAACAGAGTTTCTACAGTAGAGAAAGGAATTGCAAGATTGGAGCACAATCAAAGAAGAACCGTCACAAGTAACCATTTAACTGTGATAGCTTATGCGAATATGAAAGGGATTAAGCCGAATCAGTATCACGCTCCAAGTGTAGGGAAGAAAGCTACAAAACTTTGTAGAGAACAAGGCTTGGCTATCGGTTCAGTAGTCGACAGCAGATATGGGCTTATCAACACATATCCTGTGGAAATTTTGGATCAAGTATTTTTCGGATAGAGAAAGGAGGTTATATGAGACGTTACGAATTGTATTTAGATGACGGCGATACGGTTGTCATCTTAGACTTAGTGACAGGAAGCACGTTTACTACATCTGTGGAAGAAGCGTATCAATATTATTTATAAGGAGGAACAGTATGTTAGAAAATTCTTACACTCACAAAGAGGTAGAGCGTGAAAAAGCTGAATTATTACTAAAAAATTTCATGTTTGAAATGGTTTGGCAGAAAGACTATGGCTGGGAAGAAGAGGGAAGAAAGATGTCAACGGGAGAAGTTCGGAGCATGATTGAGGACAGCTTAGCTCGTTTAAATCAGTTTGACGTCTTAACTGAAAAAATAGTAAGTGTTGTTTTTGACACTTTTTAGGAGAAAGGAGGAGATTTATATGTACGACATGTACTGTATTGATGGTCAGTATTACGACTATATGGGAGATGACGGAACATTCGCAAAACTGGAAAACAGAAGTACAGGAACACAAATCTATATGAAGATAGAAGATTTGTGGGAATATGAGTGTTAGGAGGGGATTATGAGTGAGAAAAAAGAAACACTCGCTATCACAATCGAGGAAGCCGCCGAGTACATTGGAGTCGGGAAAGATTGTGTGAAGCGGATGACAGAAGTTCCTGATTTCCCGCTGATTTACAATGGGAACAGGACACTGATTATCAAACCGAAAATCTTAGATTGGCTGACAAAGCACAATCGAGAGGATTTCGGGAAATGAAAAAAAAGTATCTACAGAAGCGACCAAACTTTACTAGATACTTTTCATAATAGAAAAGCTTATATGAAAAAGCTTTTCTTGAATTATAGCAGTTTTAATTAAAAAATTCAAGAAGGAGTGAGAAATGGAAGAAAAAGAAATTTCTGAAAAAAGCGTAGAATACGCGAGAATAACTGCAATAGAGTCCGCAAAAAGATTGGCGGAACATCTTAAAGAGCTAGATGTTTCAAATGAAAAACATAAAGAATTTATTGACTCGATACTTGAACACATGTGGGATTGTATTGAGCTCGGAAAAGAAATTGCATATGCAGAAATGATCTCGTATATGAAAGATAATGTAAAAGTGGGTGAGAAGAATGCGGATTAGGATTAGACCAACAATCTTCAATATCAGCTTAGTCGTTACTTTACTTTTAATGTTGTTTGCAAGACTGGACAGAGGGTATCTCACGTTTGGTGGAGAAACCCTGTTACCTCTTGTGGGATTGGTCGCACATTATGCATTAAAGGATTGGTGGGATAAATGAAGCTGGACGAATTCAAGAAAACATACAGAAAATTCCACTTGCTGTGGGGAGAAGGGGAAGTAGCAAGACTGTCGAGATTTTCAGAGATTATGAAAAAGTCTCCGGTGGAATCCACGAAATACTTGCTTATTTCCGGAGATTCGATTGGATTCACGGATTCGTATCGTGCGGTTATCATTAGCGCCACAAATGTTGTGCAAAAAACACAAAGTCCTCTTGGGTTTTATTCCACAGACCTGTTGTCTTTACTAAAAAAAGCTCAAGAAATCGCGTTAATGGAAGATTGCACTCTCGCAATTCGGGTAAAAGAAGAAGTACATGTATTCGCTCCTGTCCTGAATCGAGTGCCGGACATCGCCCAATTGCATAAACTGATACCCGCAGATGCAGAAAGAATATCCTTTTTCACAGAGATTTTCAAAGAAATGCCTGTAGCGGATATGTTATCTTGGAGAGCTATTTGCGAATCGTTCTCTCCGAACGATTTAGAGACGATGTGCCCTCGATTCTATTTTACGTCTGAGGGAATTTCTGTAAAAGCGGATCTAGGGAAATCACGTTTAGAAATGATGTTCCCAATCCCGCTAGAAATGGAATGCGAAAAAGTATTGAATCCAAATTTTATTGATTTGTGGTTAAAAGCTACAGCGAAAGAAAAAGTAGTAGCGACTTTACTTTATACGAGTAAAGAAAGTAGTGCAGTTTGTTTTGAAATGCCGAATTTAAAATACATTATTATGCCAATATCGTGGCGAAAAGGAGGAAAATAATATGGTAAAAGTAGAATTTCACGGATCTGTGGAAGAGGTAAAAAATGAAATGGTGGAATTTGTGGGAAGTTGGCAAGCACCTGTTGAGGATGCGGAGTTTATCTCTAGAGCAGTGGGCGATACACCCGTCGTCGAGGAACCTAAAAAAACGGTAATAGAGCCGGTAAAGATGAAATCTCCAACAGGGAATTGGACAACTTGCGATTGTAAAGAAGTACCAAAAACAGAGGCTCCGGCACCTGCGGCTCCTGTCGTACCGACTGTACCGGTTACACCTGCTACGGAATACACTTTTGCAGATATTCAAAGAATTGCGGCTCCGCTCGTACATCAAGGAAAATCCGCAGAACTAATTAATGCTCTTGGAAATTTCGGTGTAAAGGCAATTACCGAACTGCAGCAAGACCAGTTTGGGGCATTTGTTCAAGAGCTAAAGAATTTAGGAGCTGATGTCTAATGGCACATGCTCTATTAGGTCCGTCTAGTGCGGCACGGTGGATGGCTTGCCCACCATCAGTGAATTTAACAAAAGATATGCCGGATACGACGAGTGAATATGCGGCAGAAGGGAGTTTGGCTCATGAGATAGCAGAACTCAAGCTAAAGAAAAAAATAGTGGATCCGGGAATGTCCACTCGAAAATTTAATGCAAAGATGAAGAAATTAAAAGAAAAAGAACTGTATCAGGAGGAAATGCAGGAATTTACAGACATCTATGTGGATTTTATCCAAGAACAGATGTGCGCCTGCGAGAACACTCCGTATGTAGCTGTGGAACAGAAAGTAGATTTTTCGCAGTATGTTCCACAGGGCTTCGGTACGGCAGATTGTATCATGATATCCGGAGATACAATTCACGTTATCGATTTTAAATATGGAAGGGGTGTGGTCGTGGATGCGGAAGAGAATCCACAGATGTTGTTGTACGCTTTGGGGGCTTATCTGGCTTACAATTTCTTGTATGACATCAAGCGTATTCAGATGTCGATTGTGCAGCCTAGAGTGTCCCATTTCTCCTCGTGGGAATGTGACGTGGACTATTTACTATCCTTCGCCGAGCAAGCGAAAGAAAAGGCCCTCATGGCGGCAGAGGGGCAAGGGGAATTTCAAGCAGGCAAACATTGCAAGTTCTGCAAAGCAAAAACGACTTGCCGTACGAGAGCAGAGGAAAACTTGGAGCTCGAGGGTTGGCGGTATGCGTTGCCGCCACTCCTAAAGCCGGATGAAGTCGGGCATATTCTAAGAAAAGCGGAGGATTTAGCCGCTTGGGCGAAGGAATTAAAAGAATGGGCTTTGTCGGAATACCTGAACGGGAATGAGATTCCGGGATGGAAGGCAGTGCACGGAAGAGGAAGTAGAAGCTTCACGGATACCGATGAAGCTGTAAAGGTATTGATAGAAAAAGGAATTGCGGAGGAACTACTGTATGAACGCAAGTATTTAACACTTGCACAGATGGAAAAAGTAGTTGGTGAAAAGGATTTTAACGACATAGTAGGGGATTTGATTGTAATGAAGGAAGGTTCGCCAACTTTGGTTGCGGAAAGCGATAAAAGACAGGCGATTACTAATCGAATTAAGGCGGAAGATGAATTTAGTGCAGTTGAGGATATTGATAATTTATAAAGGAGATGATTATTTATGGCAAATGAGACTAGAATTATGACGGGAAAAGTGAGATTAAGTTATGTGCATTTATTTAAGCCGTATGCGGCAAATGCAGGACAAGAGGAAAAGTATAGCTGTACTATCCTAGTTCCTAAGCACGATGTGGCGACAAAGGCAAAAATCGATGCGGCAATAAACGCCGCTATCGAAAAAGGAGTGACAGGGTGTTGGGCAGGAGTCAAGCCTCCAAGACCGGCAACACCGATTTATGACGGGGATTCAGTAAGACCGTCTGACGGAGCAGAATTTGGGCCGGAATGCAAAGGGCATTGGGTATTTACCGCAAGTGCGAAGACAGAATTTGCTCCGGGTGTGGTAGATGTAAGAGCCCAACCGATTCTGAACCAATCAGAAATCTATAGTGGGATTTATGCAAGAGTATCAGTGACATTCTTTGCCTACTCGGTAAATGGGAAAAAAGGGATTGGAGCAGGATTGAACAATGTGCAAAAGTTGGCAGACGGAGAACCTTTAGCGGCATCTGCAATTCGGGCAGAAGATGAGTTCAGTGCGGTACAAATCGATCCGCTAACGGGGGAACCTATTTTATAAAGAAAGAGCAGTACAAACTGCCTTTTCTCATCAAAGGAGTGAAGTATGAATACATTAAGCATAGATATAGAAACATACAGCTCTATCGATATTAAAAAAGCAGGAGCTTACAAGTATGCCCAGAGTGAAGATTTTGAGATTCTTTTGTTTGCATACAGCTTCAACCACGAACCTGTGCAGATTATAGATTTAAAGTCGGGAGAAGCTATCCCGGAAGATATTCTGGTAGCCTTGCAAGACCGAAACTGTGTCAAGTACGCATATAACGCAGCGTTCGAGTGGTGGTGCTTGAATCAAGCGGGAATAGACACTCCGCTAGACCAATGGCGGTGTACGATGGTGCATGGTCTTTACTGCGGATATACGGCAGGATTAGGAGCCACAGGGGCAGCGATAGGGCTTCCACAGGATAAGAGGAAGCTTGCAACCGGAACGGCTCTTATCCGGTATTTCTGTGTACCGTGTAAGCCGACCAAGTCGAATGGGAATCGTACCCGGAACCTGCCACACCATGCACCGGAAAAATGGGAATTATTCAAAGAATACTGTCTGCAAGACGTTGTGACAGAAATGGCAATCGCGGACCGGTTATTATTCTATCCAGTTCCTGAAAGAGAGTGGCTACTGTGGAGATATGACGTAGCCATGAACGCCTTTGGTGTCAAAATAGATAGACGGTTAGTCGAGGGAGCTTTAGCGATTGATGCTGAAGTACGACAAGAACTAATGTCGGAAGCGATGAGAATTACCGGGCTGAACAACCCGAATTCTTCCAAGCAATTGATGGAATGGTTGGAGAAGCAAGGAGAGGAAGTGGAAAACTTGCAGAAAGGAACGGTCTCACAACTGGTTGGAGACTTGGAAGACGGAGATGTGAAGAGGGTATTAGAGATCCGGCAAGAACTCTCCAAGACTTCGATTAAGAAATACCAAGCCATGCAGGAAGCCGCAGGAAGAGATGACAGAATCCGAGGAGTCTCTTTCTTCTACGGAGCCAATCGGACGGGTCGATACGCAGGACGTTTAGTGCAATTGCAAAATCTACCTCGGAACTATTTAGAAACCTTAGATGTTGCGAGAGAGTTTACAAGACAAGGGAATGGACAAGCTTTAAGCGTGTTGTATGGGAATGTTCCGGATACGTTATCTCAACTTATTCGGACGGCGTTTATCCCGAGTGAAGGTCATCAATTCGTGGTATCCGACTTTTCCGCAATAGAAGCCAGAGTGATAGCTTGGCTAGCCGGGGAAGAATGGAGAATGGAAGTATTTAAGACCCACGGGAAGATTTATGAGGCATCCGCCTCTCAAATGTTCGGGGTTCCTTTAAACACCATCGTAAAAGGACATGAGAATTATGCCTTACGAGCGAAAGGAAAAGTCGCAGAACTTGCCTTAGGGTATCAAGGGAGCGTCGGAGCTTTAATCGCTATGGGAGCGGATAAGATGGGATTAACCGAGCATGAAATGAAAGATATTGTGTCGAGGTGGCGGAACACTTCCAAACGGATTGTAGAGCTCTGGTACGCTTTGGAAAATGCCGCTGTGGACGTAATTACAACAGGGCAGAAGCGGACTGTAAAATGCGTAACATTGGCGATGGAATTCGATGTTACCTTTGGGCAGGAGTTTTTAACCATATTATTGCCGTCCGGTCGTAAGTTATTTTATCCAAAGCCACATTTGCGAGAGAACCAGTTTGGCTCTATGCAGATGCATTACAAAGGTATCAATCAAACATCAAAGAAGTGGGAGATTATTCCCACTTATGGTGGAAAATTAACGGAAAACATCGTACAAGCTATCGCTCGGGATTGTCTAACAGAAACTCTACTTCGAGTGAAGCAGAAAGGTTGGCAGGTTGTATTCCACGTCCACGACGAAATTATCTTGGACGCTCCAAAGTTTGTTTCTTTAGAAGATGTAGAAAGAGTCATGGGAGAACCGATATCATGGGCTCCGGGACTAATATTAAAAGCTGCAGGGTTTGTCAGCGACTATTATATGAAAGATTAGGGAGGAAAAATGAAAAACACGCTAGCTGATTTGAATAATCACTTATTTGCTCAATTAGAGCGTTTATCAGATGAAGATTTAACAGACGAACAACTAAGTCAAGAAATAAAGAGAGCCTCCGCGATATCGAAAATTGCAACTTCTATCACAGGAAACGCTGCGATTATCTTAGAAGCTCAGAAATTAAAAACAAAAAGATACGAGCTTGAAGGAGAAGAGGCTACAGACATTCCGAAAATGTTGGAGGGGTAATAATGGCGCATAAATATACAAAAGAACAGAAAGAATGGTTGATTGCACATGTAAAAGGAGTTACTACCTTTCAATTGACCGAAATGTTCAATACCGCATTTCAATTGGATTTAAAACGGAGTCAAATTCGAGCATATTTGAAAAATAACAAGTTGACAAACGGTATATTCCGACAATTTAAAAAAGGTCATGTTCCTGCAAATTATAAACCTGTCGGATCTGAGAGGATTGATGAAGATGGATATGTTTTAGTCAAAGTGCAGGACACGGGGACTTGGCCGGAACGATGGAAGCATAAAGGAAAGATTATGTGGGAAAAATATCATAATCAGGAAGTCCCAAAAGGGTATGCCGTGATTTTCGCTGATCAAAATAAATTAAATTTTGCAAAAGAAAATTTAGTACTTATTTCAAAAAAGGAATTGCTCGATATGAATCGAAAAAATCGATTTTCCTGCGATTCTGAGATTACAAAAACAAATCTAAATATTTCTAAGTTGGATATTAAATTGTATGAGATAAAAAAAGGATTGAATTCAGATGAGAAAGATAAAACCAAAAGCAAAACGAGAAATTAAGCATAACGAAAAACGAGAAGTCCAAGCACATAAGAAGCCCGCTCAGGAAGAAATCGACTCTATTGAAATTCGGATGCATCTACTGAACTTAGCCACCGTGGTTGAGAGACATCAGAGTGTCTGGAAGCGAGAGAAGGAAGAGAATGACGGATACTTAAATCCCTACTACAACATCCTGATGGGGCGCGTTAAAAACCTGTGTCGAAAGACGTATGATGTTGCGTTTGAAGGAAAAGATGAAGTAGGGAACGACCCGTGGTCTAAGGCAATTATGGTCAAGACGATGACAATCTGTGCGAGAGCCTTTGGAGACCCGTTGCCTCTCTCTACAGATGATAGACAACAGAATTTACCGCGAGGATTCATGGGAACTTTAGGGGCTTGGGCAAGTGTCGTCAAAGAGCTTGGCTCGAAGCGACTAAGCTACTTGGCGGAAAAATTGGAAATTCAAAACGAAATTTTGAAAATTATGGATTTCTCGACAAAATACATGGAAATGGTATATCGGGAAATTACGAGAAATGAGTTGTTAGGAGGATTTAGAATATGATAGATTATGCAAAAAAAATTAAAGAATATCGGCAAGAACATGGGATTTCACAAAAAGAAATGGCGGATTTATTGAGCGTAACACAGCCGTTTTTATCGATGTTGGAATCGGGGAAAATTAAGGCGGAAAGTGAGAACTTGAAAAAGAAAATTGAAGATTTATTAGAAATTCAAGAGGAGCCCACGTTAGACGGAAAGACGGCGGAAGAAGTCTTGGAAGCAATTATAGAAAAAGAGGAACAGAAAGAGGATAGGATTCACAGTCCTTCTCATTACAAAATCAAAGGATGTAAGTTCGAAAGTATCCATTTATTATCTAACATTATCGAAGAGTTACCCGGAGCCTTAGCATTTTACGTTGGAAATGCGATTAAGTATTTAATCCGGGCAGAGAAGAAAAATGGGAGAGAGGATTATGAAAAAGCAAAAGTCTATTTACAGTGGGCTGTCGACTGTAAATACGAAGACAGAGGATATTCAGAAGATGAAATTGCAGAAAGTTTAGGGACAGATTGGCTGACTATCATTAGTGGAATCTGCGACGGCATGGATTTGAAAAAAGGCTTTACGATGAACGAAATATTCAAGGCGATCATGGCTTGTGATTATAAGATAGCTTTGAGCTATGTAGATAAATTACTAACACTTTAAAAGAAGGGGGGGGCGACCTCAAATGCAATACTCGAGAACAATCACCATTTCTACTGCGAATAACCGATATTCAGAGCAGTGGACGGCAGTAGAAATGACATGGACTGCATTCGTAGAAAAGCTCGGGAAGCCGATTGTGACTGCAGAGAGCTACGAAGAGTACATGACCTACAAAAAGAAAAAGCAAGACCAAATCAAAGATGTTGGGGGATTCGTTGGCGGGGCTTTGGCAAGCGCTCTCCGACGAAATTCGACGATCCGGACACGTAGTATCGTAACCCTAGACCTAGATAATCTAGTTTATCAGGATGATGAGAAAATCCTGAAAATCTTGCACAGTTTGAATTGCTCATTCGCGGTCTACAGCACCCGGAAGCACAGTAAAGTAAAACCCAGACTTCGAATCATATTCCCACTTGCTGCCGATGTGTCTGCGGATGAATATGAGCCTATTGCCCGGAAGCTTGCTAGTTTTATTGGTATGTTGTACTGTGACCCTACTACCTTCCAACCTGTCCGTTTAATGTATTGGCCAAGCCATTCGAAAGACAGTGACTATGTCTATGAATACGCAGATAAAGGATTGATAGACGGAAAAGCTATCTTGAATATGTACGAGAATTGGCAAGACGTGAGACAGTGGCCGGAGGTTCCGGGAACCGCAAAGCTTCACGAGAACATGGCAAAGAAACAAGAAAATCCTCTAGAGAAAGAAGGTATTGTGGGAGCTTTCTGCAGAAGATACAACATCTTAGAAGCGATAGAAGAGTTCCTACCGGGAGTGTATGAGCCTTGCGACACAGAGGGGCGACTGACCTTCGTTGGTGGGAGTACGACAGCAGGAGCGGTACTCTACGAAGACGGTCTGTTCCTCTACTCGCATCATGCGACTGACCCTTGCAGTCAGAAGCTCGTGAACGCTTTTGACCTAGTGCGGCTGCATAAGTTCGGACATAAAGACGATACCGCAGAAGAGGGAACTCCGGTGGGGCGATTGCCCTCATATCTAGCAATGAAGGAGTTTATTGCTCGTAATACATCAATTCCGAAAGAATTGTTAAAAGAGAGACAGGAAAAAGCCATTCAGGAGTTTTCTTTGGCACCGCTACCGGAAGGAAGTGCAGAAGAAGTTCTGGAAGGAGAAGTCGTGGAAGAAGATGATGCTTGGAAGGATCAGCTGGAATTTGATGCGAACGGCTGGCCAGTGAAGACGACCACGAATATCCTGTTGATTCTGCGAAACGACCCTCTCTTACGTGGAAAAATTTTTATCGATGAATTTTCTTCTTATATGTTAGTAAGGCGAGGTCTTCCATGGGATACTCGATTTACAGGCGAAGATAGGCTGTGGACTGACTTCGATGATGCAGGACTTCGAGCCTACTTCGAAAGTGCTTATCGAATCGTTGCGGTCAATAAAATCATTGATGGGGTCAACTTAATCGCGGAGGAGAATAAAGAAAATAAAGTAGCCATGAGACTGCAGAGAACTTCGTGGGACGGGGTAGAAAGATTAGAAACACTGTTTATCGACTACCTAGGATGTGAGGATAATATTTATACAAGAGAAGTTGCGAAAAAATCGTTAGTAGCAGCAGTCCGAAGAGCCATAAACGGCGGGGGAAAATTCGACTACATGACGATTATTATAGGTCCTCAAGGAGTTGGGAAAAGTACTTTTTTAGCCATTCTTGGAATGGATTGGTTCAACGACAGTATCACAAAAATTGAAGGTGGAAAAGAGGCCTGCGAGTTGATACAAGGAAGTTGGATTGTAGAGTTAGGAGAACTTGCAGGAATGCGGAAATCTGACATTGATACGATGAAAAACTTTGTCAGTAGACAGGATGACATCTTTCGAGCTTCTTTCGGGCGGAGAGCCCAAAAATACCCAAGACGGTGTGTATTTTTTGGGACCGCGAACGATTATAACTTCTTACGAGACGAGACCGGGAATCGAAGATTTTGGCCTATAGATTGTTTCATCCATGAGCGCAAAAAATCGATTTTCACAGACTTGCGAAAAGAGTTAGAACAGATATGGGCGGAGGCTTGCGAGATCGCAAAAGAGGAATCCTTTAGTTTGGAGTTAAGCGAGAAAGCGAAAGAAATTGCAGAGCAGGAGCAAGAAGCACACAAAGAGGATAATGTTCAAAAAGGAATTATCTTAGATTACCTAGAGAAGAAGTTGCCGAAGTCTTGGAATACTTGGGATGTATATATGAGAAGAAATTATCTAAACGAATACGAGGAACAAGTCAAACTGTACCCGGAACTATTCCAGCGTGAAAAAGTCTGTATTTTGGAAATATGGGAAGAGGCTCTCGGTCAAGATAAACGATTCCTGAAACCTTATGACAGTAAAAACATATCGTCAGTCTTATCAAGTCTCAAAAACTGGGAAAGAATTAAGACAAATGCAAGGTTTGGGAGATACGGAACACAAAAAGGATTCCGAAGAAAAGTGTCAACCGACAGTGTCAACCGAGGCTAAAAAATGTCAACTTAATACCGAAATTGTCAACCATATATTTCATATATGTCAACTATGAAAATTAGTGAGTTGACATCGAGTTGACGGTTTCGGTTGACGTGAAAAGTATTAGTATTATTGTATTATTATTATATTGTCAACTATGTCAACTATAAATCTATATAGAGATATATAAAATAAGAAAAATAAGGTATAAATATTTCTTAAATTTCTTATTTTTAATACCCTCTATACGCGTACGCGCACGAGATGACATTTTAGATTTTTAAGGAGATTTAAAATTGAAAAAACCTGAAAAAGAAATTGAACAAAAATTGAAATCGCGAATTGAAAGCCTCGGAGGGTTATGTTTGAAGTGGACCTCTCCAGGAATACGAGGAGTGCCTGACCGGATATGCATTATGCCCGGAGGCGATGTCTTGTTCGTAGAACTAAAAGCAGAGGGGAAGAAGAACAATCTTTCTCCTTTGCAGAAAAACTTTCACAAAAAATTAACCGAGTTGGGTCATATGGTTTGGGTCGTATCCTCTTACGAAGAAGTGAATGACCTGATTGAAACTTGGTGTATGAGCTAGGAGGTGATGTCGAATGAAGTTTGTGCCGCATAATTACCAAAAATACTGTATCGAACGAATGGTAACTGACGATATCTTGGGCTTGATGCTGGATATGGGGCTCGGGAAAACCATCATAACCCTAACCGCGATTCAAGAATTGAAGTATAATCGATTTGAAGTGAATAAAGTTCTCATCATCGCCCCAAAAAAAGTTGCAGAAGTGACATGGACAGATGAGATCGAGAAGTGGGAGCATTTGCACCTACTCCGACCTTCCCTCGTGTTAGGAAGTGCCTCAAAGCGAATCAAAGCCTTAGCCAAGAATGCAGACATCTATGTCATTAACCGTGAGAATGTCGTGTGGCTGGTAGAGTATTACAAAAATAACTGGCCTTTCGACATGGTGGTGCTGGATGAATGGAGTAGTTTCAAGAATCATCAGTCCAAGAGATTCAAATATTTAAAAATGGTGCGGGGGAAAATGAAACGAGTGGTTGGGCTGACAGGGACACCAACTCCAAACGGTCTGATTGACTTATGGGCTCAAGTCTATTTACTGGATCAAGGAGCCAGACTAGAGAAGAGGATTGGAAAATACCGGGAGAGATATTTTGATCCGGGACAGAGGAACCGAACTACGATTTTCAACTACGAAGCCAAAGACGGTTCCGAACATGCGATTCATGAAAAAATATCAGATATTTGTATTTCGATGAAGGCGGAGGATTATTTACAGCTTCCGGATGTGATTTATGAAACCATTCCGGTGGTCTTGGATAGCAAAGCGAAAAAAGCCTATGACGAACTGGAGAAAAAGATGATCCTGGAACTGGAAGCGGGAGAAGAAATCACGGTGGCTAGTGCGGCAGCCTTGTCGAACAAGCTACAGCAGTTAGCAAACGGGGCGATATATGGAGAAAATCGAGAAGTGTTTGAAATTCACGATTGTAAGATTGAGAGATTCCTGGAGTTATTGGAACAGTTAAACGGGAAGCCGGCTTTGGTATTCTACAACTTCCAACACGACCTAAGCCGAATTCAAGAGGCATTGGCAAAGTCAGGACTACGAGTGAGGTTATTGAAGTCTCCGGAGGATCAAAAAGACTGGAACGAACATAAGATTGACGTCCTGTTAGCCCATCCGGCCAGTGCAGCATATGGATTGAATTTGCAGCAAGGCGGAAATCATGTTGTGTGGTTCGGTCTGAATTGGAGTTTGGAGTTGTATCAGCAAGCCAATAAGAGACTTCATAGGCAAGGGCAGAAAGAAAAAGTTATCATCCATCATCTCATCACAAAGGGAACTCGAGATGAGGATGTGATGGCGGCATTGGAGAACAAAGGAAATGTACAGGAAGAGCTGTTGCAAAGTCTGAAAGTGCGAATTGAGAGAGTTAAAGGAGGAAAATAAGATGAAAACAGTATTGGAAATAGAATTCGTGAGAGTATTTGATAAATGGGTACTAGGAGAGTGAGGAAGAATGAGATACATTTTCAGTAAAGATAAATACGAAAAAAGAATGAAGGAAAGAGGCTGGGATCCTCTCTCATGTGCTGAGCAATTCGATGGAATGGTAATACAATTCGAAAAAAATAAAGATTATCGGATTTTCGGAGATTTTTGTATCTTTAAACACTGGTGTGATACGTTTGAAGATAGACTGGATGACCGATTAAAAGAAATCTGGGAAAGACAAAAGAAGTTCGATGATATCGTTTTTAAAAATGCAAAAGTAACAAGAGAGGGAACAACTCTACACAGAAAAATTGCATTAGTAGCGGAAGTTGGAGAAATGTTCAACGAAAATCCCGATTTTAAATGTTGGAAAAAACATAAAAATACGGAAGTTACAGACGCACTGAAAGAAGAGTTTGTAGATGTCTTACATTTCTTAATTTCTCTAGGAATCGACATTTTCAAAGACGAACAGGAAATGTTCGAGTGGTATTGTAGAAAAAATAATAAAAACTTAGAAAGACAAAAAAATGGATATTGAGGAGGACTAGATGACAGAGAAGGAAATACGGAAGATAATTAAGCAGGAGATAAAACAGCAGGTAAATGAGATTAGGGACATCATGGAAGCTGAGAATACGTATAAGAGAATAGAAAAAATGTTGTACAATTATGAGTTTTTGAAGAATCGGATTCCAAAATTACAAGAAAATTTAGAGAATATTGTTTTGAAAAAATGTTCTGGGGTAGCGGGAGGATTTGGAAATACTAAATATGAATACAAGTCAGAGCTTGAGAAAATTGAAGATATACGGTTAAGAAATGAAATCACAATCTCAAAAATGCAAGAAATCGTGAATTTGATTGAGTATGGTATTGCAGAAGTAAAAAAAGATAAATACTATGAAATTTTAGAGCTGCGATATTTTGAAAAAATATCAATAGAAAAAATTGCAGAAAAAATTGGAATCGGAGAAACGACAGTGAAAAGACACAAAAATCGTCTAATACAGGAACTTAGAGTCATTATGTTTCCGGAAGAATTTTTACAGGGTTTTTAAAAATGGTCTAAAAGTGGTCTTGTAACGGTCCACTTAATATGATATAATGCTATCGTGGAAGAAGCGGGGAGAAAACCTTGCTTCTTTTTTTCATACTAGATTCCTCCTTTGAATCTATGGGTTTACCGATTTTCCCCGACTACGAAAAAAATCGGTTGTATGGAGAGTTATCCTAACTGGTAAGGAAGTAGTCTACTAAACTACCGCCGCAAGGCTTATAGGTTCGAATCCTATACTCTCCGCCAATATTAACGTCAACACTCTTGCAGTTCTTAAATGAACGAGGTACGTCCTTACGCAAGAGTTTTTTTATTTAGGAGTAACGATGAAAGCATATAAAAAAATATACGACTTGGGAAGTCGAGAAGCACCGGTCTTATATATTTTCGGAAAACTACATATTGGAGAAAAGATAGATACGCACACAACGTTATTAAATAAAATTCTTGGGCTTGATTTACAGTTTTCTACGGAAGATGAGGCATTGGATATTAACTGGAACGATAAAAATATTACTCGATTTTCTGACTTTGAAAAAGAAGTGTTATTTGGAAATTTATTCGAAAAAACCATATATTGGGAATATTTCAGCGATAAAAAATTACTCGAAAAAGTCAAAAAGAATGAAAGGGCATATCGGCACAAGTTATTAAAGTATGTCAGAATTAGAAATTTTTAGAAAGTGAGGTGAAACAGATTGAACAAACAGGATTTATTCGTAAAAGAGTATTTGAAAGATTTGAATGCGACACAAGCATATATTAGAGCAGGATACAAAGCGAAAGATGAGAAATCAGCAGCAGTTTTAGCCAATAGGTTGTTAAGGAAGGTTAAGATACAAGAAAAAATACAAGCAGCAATGAAAGAAAGAGAGAAGAGAACGGAGATTACGCAAGATAGAGTATTAAGAGAGATTGCAAACTTGGCTTTTACGGATAGAACCGGAATCGTCAATCTGAAAAAGAACCGAGTTATCATACAAGATTTTGAGGAATTAACACCTGAGCAAAGAGCATGCGTTGCTGGAGTAAAAGAAACGAAATACGGTATTGAGGTGTCTTTCTACAACAAGGAAAAAGCCTTAGAAATGTTAGGTAGACATCTAGGGATGTTTAATGACAAAGTAAAAATAGACGGAGAAATGACAGTAAATAATCCGCTGCAAGGATTGACAACAGAAGAATTGAAAAAGCTAATACAAGGATAGGAGGTGGTACGGTGGCATATGATATGAATTTGATAAGATTAGAAGCAAAAAAAGAATTGGCAAGAAGAGATTTTTGGAGTTATTGTAATTTCTTCTCTCCGAATTTTTATACAGAAAAAAAAGCATATTTAACAGACTTATGTAATCGATTACAAGCATTTATAGAATCAGATAAAAAAGTGTTAGTTGTAAATATGCCACCTCGGTTTCGGGAAATCAAGAACCGCTACTAACTTTGTGCAGTGGCTATTAGGGACAAATAACCATCTAAAAATTATGACCGGATCCTACAACGAAACTCTGTCATCCACGTTTGCCAAGCAAGTGCGGGATATGATCGCAACGGAAAAAAGTATAGGTATGACAGTATATCAAGATATTTTTCCAGCAACAAAGATCAAATACGGAGAAGCTTCGATGAATAAATGGGCTTTGGAAGGAAGTCAAGTAGCAAACTACTTAGCAACAAGCCCTACCGGGACTGCGACCGGATTTGGGGCGGATATCATCATCATTGATGACTTGATAAAGAACAGTGAAGAAGCGTACAACGCAAACACATTGCAAAAGCATATCGATTGGTTTACAAATACCATGCTATCTCGGACAGAAAAAGGATTTAAACTAATCATAATCATGACCCGCTGGGCGACAAATGACCTAGCGGGTTTTATTTTGGAGAACTTCGAGGATGTAGAGCATATAAACTATAAAGCGATTAACGAAGATGGAAGTGCTTTAGATGAAGATGTTTTGAGTTTGGAGGATTTTAACTTTAAGACAAAGCACATGGATAAGGCGATTGTATATGCGAACTATCAGCAAGAGCCAATCGACATACAAGGAAAGCTATACCAAAATTTAAAAACATATGTAGAAATCCCAAGAGAGAAGGTACGACAGCGGAGAGCCTACTGCGATACGGCAGACACCGGAGCGGATTATTTATGCAATATCATCTACGATGACTGCAAAGATAGTGCTTATATCATCGATGTGATTTATACAAAAGAGCCTATGGAAGTGACGGAGGAGCAAGTTGCAGCTGCTTATAAGAATCATCAAGTGAATTTGGCAGATATTGAAAGTAATAATGGTGGAAGAGGATTTGCAAGGAATGTTGAGAGAAGAACGAAAGAACTGGGAAATTATAAAACAGTTGTAAAATGGTTTCATCAGTCCGGGAATAAGCAATCCAGAATACTGGCCAATAGTTCTTGGGTACAACAAAATATTTATTTCCCAATCGACTGGGAGAATAAGTGGCCGGAGTTTTACAGAGCGATTACAACCTACCAAAAAGAGGGAAAAAATGCTCATGACGATGGACCGGATGTTTTGAGTGGGATTGCGGAAAAGATGAATCAAAATACAATAAGCACACTAGACATCAGAAGTTTAGGAATACGATAGAGAGGAGAAGAAATGGAAGTAAGAGAATTAGAAACTGCTTTGAAAACTTTCTTACAAGTAGAATTACCGCGGTTACAGAAATTAGAGGACTACTATGTCGGGAAGCATGATATTTTGAAAAAGCAAGACAGAGTTCCGGGAAAGAAAGACACTAAGCTAGTGAACAATTATTGCGAATATATAGCAAGCATTTCAACAGCATATTTCTTAGGAGAGCCAATTGGATATACTTGTGAGAATGAAAACATGGATTATGAGAAGCTATCTGAATATTTAGCAACAGAAGAAGAGCAGCAAGAAAACTTTGAGCATGCCCAAAATTGTTCAATCTTTGGGAAATCTTATGAGTTGTGGTATGTAGATTTAGATCAGAGCATTAAAAACGTCGTGTTGGATCCTCGAGATGTTTTTATATTAAGAGATAATAGTATCCAGAAAAAAATGATTGCTGCCGTTCGTTGGGATATGCAGAAGAACGCTGATGATAAGAGAATTTACACTTTGGAAGTGTACGATGAGAAATCCGTCACCCGGTATGAGTGGGAAGCAGAAGGGAAAGAGCTTCCTACCGTTGTTGGAGAAAGTAAACTCCACGGATTTAACCAAGTTCCGATTATTGAGTTTAGTAACAATAAACGACAACGAGGGGATTTTGAAGGAGTTATCTCTTTAATTGACGGATACAATGAAGTTACTTCAACATCTGTTGACGATATGAAAGACTTTACAGATGCAATTTTAGTTCTTAAAAATCTCAGTGGAACCGATGAAGAAACAATGAGAAATGTCAAGCGGGATAAAGTGATGAAAACGGATGGAGATGGCGGGGCAGAGTGGTTAGTGAAAGTCGTGAATGACACATATGCCCAAAACAACAAAAACCGTTTAAATCAAGACATTCACAAATTCTCCTTAATCCCTGATATGCAGGATAAGGAATTTTCCGGAAACAGTTCCGGGGTGGCGTTAGGATATAAGCTTCTAGCATTAGAACAGTTGACTGCACAGAAAGAAATGTACTTCAAAAAAGCATTAAATCAAAGATTGCAGCTGATGATTGATTTCTATAATCTAAACCTAGAACCGAAACAAATTCAAAAAGTATTCACAAGAAATACTCCGAAAAACTTAGTTGAGATTGCAGATGTTGTGACAAAGCTTTCAGGAATTGTATCTCAAGAAACTTTGTTGTCGAATATCCCTTTTGTCGAAGAAGCGAAAACAGAAATGGAAAAATTGAAAGCGGAGCAGGAAGCAGGTGTGGCAGTGGATATGAATACTCGGCTTGGAGCTGATGGAAATGGCGAAGATGAGTAAAGAATATTGGGAAAAACGGCAACATGAGAGAGAGGCGAAGGCTTATTCAAGTATATTAGAAGTGGAGAAAGAGTATAAAGAAGCTTTAGAGAGGGCTAAGTTAAATATTAACAAGCAAATTAGCCACATCGGAACAACTTACATGAAAGATAATCAGTTAAGTTATGCAGAAGCAACGAAACAGCTAAAAGGAACAGAATACAAAGTATGGAGAAAACAACTGGATGAGTATATGCAGGAATGGAAGCAATTGAAAAGAACCGCCCCTGTGGAAGCGAAAAAACTTTGGCTAGAGATAGAAACTTTATCTGCAAGAAGCCGTATCAGTCGATTAGATACTATCAGAACACAGATTGATATTGAACTAAGCAAAGTATCGAGTGAGGCAGTGGAAAGCACGAGAAAGGCACTCTACGGAGTTTATGGAGATACTTATCAAGAGGTTATGAAAGACTTAGGAATAAAGTCAATGTTTTCTGACAGTATGGCGAAAGCAGTGATTGATCGTCCTTGGAGTGGAGCGAACTATTCTAGTAGGCTTTGGGGAAATTCAGAAAAGTTGGCTAGAGTACTAAAACAGGAAGTCACAACGGGGATGATACAAGGAATCAATCTAAAAACAATGGGAAAGCGTATATCGGATAGAATCGAAGGAGCGAAAAAGAATGATGTGGAAAGGCTCTTACGAACAGAAGTCAACTATGTGATGAATCAAGCGACTTTGGACGGATACAAAGACGCTAAGGTTGAGAAATATACTTTTGATGCCACGCTAGACAGTAGAACAAGTCAGATTTGTGCAGAGTTGAATGGAGAAACGTTCGAATTAAGTAAGGCAGTCGTCGGAGTCAATTACCCGCCGATGCATCCTCGATGCAGAAGTACAACTACCCCTGTAATTGATTTTGAGGCTTTAGGAGAAAAGTTGAGAAAAGAAAAAGACTTGCAAGAATTCGAAAAAGAGAGTATGATAAATGAAACAAGACCATATTCAGATGCTGTGAAAAAAGTACTCGAGTATGGGCATAAAACAGGAAATGAAGGATTGATGTGGCTAGATTTACAAGGAAATGAAATTATTCCGTTTAAGACTGGAAGCAACAATCGGGTTGCTATCACAAAGGAGACAATAACTTATTTGAAATCATTGCCTACCGATACAGTTATTTCACTACACAATCATCCGGGAAGTTCTTCATTCTCTACAGCGGATATGAATGTGGCGTGCTATTTGCCAAGTGTTAGAGAGATGAGAGTGATAGGGCACGATGGCACAAAGTATTTTCTAAAAATTGGGAACGGACAAAGACCTGAAAAGCATATACTTGATGATGTCTATTACCGTACTCGAAATAAATTAGAACGCAAATATATACAAGAATTAAGTGATTTATCGAAAAGACAGAAAGCATGGAAAGAGCTCACACATGAAATCAATGAAAAAATGGCAAAAAAATTTGGATGGGAGTATAGGAGGGAATTATGAAAAATAAGCAGGAAGAGATATTGATGCCGGACGAATTCATCCCGGACTATTCTTTATCGAAAGAAGAACGCGAGAAGCAATGGCAGGAATGGATGGAAGAAAGTCGAAGAGCAACAGAAAAACTATTTGATTCGAAATAAAAATCGTGGAGGTTAAGAAATGAAAAAATTATCGGTTGTTTTGGTTTTATTGATATTATCAGTTTCTTTATTTGCAAACGTTAGCGCAAATGAAGTTTATGGAATTCCACTAAAACATTCTACTTTCAAAAACGTAGAAGTATTGAATAATAGCAGAAATGTAGTTATTCATTTAGCGGTTAGTGCAAAAGCTGCGGATCATGGGAAAGTTCCCTCTTTTGTATTAGAAGATTCGAAACAGATATTCTCGTATTTTAAGAAAAAGTATACGTCAAAAGACTATGATGTCGTTGATATCATGTTTTATATGAAAAATTACCAATTTGCGAATGCAAACGCATGGAGTGACACGATACAAAATTTAAATATATCAAAATTAAATTTAAATACTGCTAAAAGTAAATTAGATGCTTGGGAATGTAAGTGGTAATTAAACAGAATACGTCCAAATTAAGAGAGGTATAAAATCCTCTCTTTTTTAATACTTAAAAACAAGAAAGCGAGGTGAAAGATATGACAAGAATGGGATATATTTTTTTTATTTTAATCGTCTTAGTAGGCGGAATTTACACGTACTTTAGAATTAAGTATCGTCAAAAGAAGCCAAAGGATTTATTCAATCGAGCAAAGAAAGATTTTAAGAAAAAGTAGGAAGAGGGCTAGCAATAGTCCTTTTTCTTTTGCCGTACTTGTGGGCGTAAAACACACGGAAATGAAAATAATAGTCATACAGGACTTTAAACAGGAGGTTATAAATGGCAGAAGGAACTGAAAAAACTTTCACACAAGAAGAAGTGGATGCAATCGTGGAGAAAAGATTAAGAATACAGACAGCAGATTTTGAGAAAGAGAAGAAAGAGCTGGAAAGAAAGCACGGAGAAACAATCGAGGAGTATGAGGAAAGAATCAAAAATGCGAACTTGACGGCAGAAGAAAAACACAAGAAAGAATTAGAAAAAATTCAGAAAGACTTGGATGCAAAAAATGCGGAACTTTCTACAATCAAAACGAACGAGATAAAGAGAAATATGTTAGCGAAGTACAAGCTATCCGAAAAGTTCTTATCCCGTATCTCCGGAACAACAGAAGAAGAAATCGAAGCATCTGTAGAAGAATTTTCCGAGGCAATCGGGGAATATATGAAGTCACAAGTTGGCGGAACTCCGGAAGCAATGAACGGCGGAAGTAATGGCGGAGCCGATAAGGCGAAATTGGAAGAATTGAAAAAAAAGGCAATGGAATCAGGAAGTGCTGAGGACAGAGCTGCGTACGTGAAAGCGAAAGCAGAAGCGGAAGAAAATATAGGAGGTCAAGAATAATATGGCAGGAAAAATCGATAAGCAATTAAACTCAACGAATCAATTTATCTCAAATGACATTTCTGAGGAATTAACATTAGTCAATCCCAACGTTTCTCCCATTATGTCGCATATTTTGAGAGGCGGAAGAAAGGAAAAAACAAATGCTATTACGTTTGAATGGGTGGATCATTATGAGAGAAAAACAAATTCTACTTTGAAAGCTCAATTGGAAACGGGAGGAAGCGAAATTCAAGTGAACGATGAAGATGTATTAGTAAAAGATGCATTATTAGCAATCGGAGATGAAGTTGTAAAAATTACAAAAGTAAAAGAAGATAATAAAGCTGACGTTACGAGAGGATACGCTGGAACAACCAAAAATTCCGGAACATTTACTGTCGGAACGGCAGTTCAAAGTTTAGGAATTGAGATGGAAGAAGGCGGGGATTTAAAGCCGTCCACTGTAAAATTACCGGTGCATATTACAAATAATACTGGAATCATCTATGAATCTTATGAAATCACAGAAACTGCAAAGCATTTAGCAATTCACGGACAAGGTGGATTATCTGCAAGAGAGCTGGAATCACAAAAGAAGAAAGATGAAATGATGGGGTATTTGGAAAATAAAGTACTAAACGGGGTTAAGTTTTCGAACGGAAAACAAAGAAATTCCGGAGGGGCAAAATCATTAATCAAGGCACACGGAATCGTGATTGATGCCCAAAACAAAGATATTTCTGTAGATTTCTTAGATGAAGTAGTAAAGGCTATCGTAGGTCGAGGAAATCCCGGAGCGGCGGAATTGAAAGCCGGGAAATATTTCTTATGTGTTCCTTGGGCTCAAGCGGTTAAGATTAACAGATTAAACAAAGAATCTGTAAGAACTGACATTCGAGAAAACGTGACCGGAACTTTAGTTACAGAAGTTATCACAAATGCCGGAAAACTAACTGTATTCCCTGCTCCTTCTTTGTTGGATAATGAATTTTTAGTGACAAACTTATATAACTACAAAATCAAAGAATTATACCCAATCAAAGAAGAAATGGCAGCGAAAACTGGATTGAGAGATGAATATTTCTTCCACGGAGAACATGGATTGGAAATTAAGAATTTACCATTCCAAGTGCATGTGAAGAATGTAAAAGTAAAATAAGGAGGAATTAAGATATGGCAAAAAATGATAAAAAAGCAACAGAAATTACTGGGGCAGAAGTGGAAAAAACAACAGAAAAAGTAAAGTTCACATCAGATTATAAGAGTTTGATGATTGCCGGAACTAACATTGCATTCCGGAACGGAGAGTATGAAACAGAGGACGAATTGGAAATTGCTTTATTGAGAAATAACAGTGCAGTGGTGGAAGTTGAAGCGGGGGAATAATTCTCCTGCTTTTTTCTTGGAAAGGAGCTGGGAATGGAAGAAGTTATTGAAAAAATCTTATTAAAAATGAAAGATTTAACTGAAATCGAAAATGAGACAAAAACAAAAGTACAAATCTCGATTCTAATCCGCAAAGCTCTCAACTATATGCACCGGGAAGATTTCCCAGAACAACTCGTAGAGCCTTTTGCAGAGCATTTAGCTTTAAAAGAAATGGAACGTTTGGATCCAAACATAAAAAGTATCACGGAAGGTGATACAAAGTATGAATTAAACGTTTCTCGAGATACAACAGAAGAACTATTGCTTGGTCTTAAGAGCCAGCTAAATCGGTTCAGAAAGGTGGGAACCCTATGAGATTGTCAGATTTACACGTGGATGAATGCACTGTGTATCGAGCTGTATCTCAAGAAAATGAGTACGGAGCTTTGAAAGAGAAATATGAAAAGTTGTATGAAAATATCCCTTGCCGGTTATCTCAAAAAGTATTACGGAGTGTTTCTGTTGGAGATAACAACAGTTCTAGTCAAGAGTATAAACTTTTCACAGACTTAGGAGCTGATATTAGGCAGAATGACAGGCTTGTTATCACGAGGTATGCTGACGGTAGCCAATACTTTTTCAAAGCCTCAAAACCGATGTCTTACAGCGTGATACGGCATAAAGAAATTGTACTCACTGAAATTTCTGAAAACGAGGCGATGGAATGAAACTAAAAGGCTTTGATGAGTTTGAGAAAGTAATACAAGGACTCAAGAACGATTTTCCGGATAATACAGAAATTTTTATGAAACAACAAGCAGAAGCATTAAAAGCAGACGTAAAGAAAGCAACTCCAGTTGATACCGGAACTTTACGGAATGCTTGGCAACGAGAAAACGCAGGGAAATATAGGCAGGTTTTGTTTAATGCTACTGATTATGCGGCTCACGTAGAATACGGTCATAGAATTGGCAAAGGGAGAAAAAGATTTGTTAAGGGACGGTTCATGTTGAGAAAAGCGATAGATACAAGGCGGATTAAGTTTTATCGAGACTTGGAAAAATTTGTAGGGAAGTTGATGAAAAAATGAGATGGGAAGATATAAAAAACAGCATTACTTCTACGATGAAGCGGAACATGCCGAATACGAATATCTATTTTGAGGAAATAGACAATCCGATATTTCCTTACTTTTTCGTAGACTTAGTGGATTATAAAAAAGAATTCAATACGACTCATCGAGAGTGGAAATCGATTATTTTAGACATTCGCTATCATCCAGAACAGCATAATAAAAATGCTCGGAGTGAAATTATTGAAACTCTGGAAAAACTGGATACGGCATTTGAGTATCAGGGAAATAAGGTATTACATGCCAAACGGGTAGAAGGGAATGAGATTAAAGAAGTACGGTGGCTGACTTTACTGGATACAGATATTACGGTAATAGATAAAGTCGGTCATTATGTATTTACGTTAAATCTATTTGATTTATATGGGAAACCGTACGATTATGAATTGATGAAAGATTTAGAATTACAATTTAAAGATTAGGAGGTAGGAAATGGCACAAGTAGGTCAAATTAAAGCAAGTCCGGAAATCAATATTGTGTTTCAAACGTTAGCTACAACAGCAATCCAGAGAAGTGCACAAGGGATTTTATGCATTATTTTGAAAGACAGTAAGATGAAAACGAAGTGGAGCACTATCAAAACAATTGCGGATATTGACGCAAAGAACTGGGATGAGAAATCCGTGAAATTGATGACTTTAGCAATGCAAAAATATGCGCCGAAAAAGATTTTAGTGCGAGCGTTGCAGACGGAAGAATCTGACTATTCAATTATTTTAAAAGAATTAGAAAATAGAAAAATCAATTGGTTGGCATGCCCATCCGCTCAAACTCCAGATGATACAAAAGTGGTAACTTGGGTAAAACAACAATTTGGGACAACTGCGATCGGAAAAACAATTAAGTATGTTTCTTCTTTTGCGAGCAATTCAGACCATCCAGCAATCGTGGAGTTGGCGAATACCGGAACTTATAAATCCAAGTTGGGTGATTTTACAGCTCAGGAATACACAGTAGCTATAGCTGGGGCGATTGCAGGTTGTCCGCTTAATCGAAGTTTGGATAATGCAATTATGCCGGATTTAATATCTGTTGTAGATGTAGAGCATAAGCTTGGGAAGTTCTCGTTATACAATGAAGATGAAGTTGTGAGAGTGAATTATGCAGTGAACTCAAAAACGACTTTTGACAGTTCTTGGAAGAAAGATACAAGAAAAATCAAAGTTGTTGAGGGAATGTGTATGGTTGTAGATGATATTCGAGATACCTTTAAAAATTATTGGTTGGGAATTTACTTAAACAGTTATGACAATAAAATGAATTTTTGCTCTAATGTGACAAAAGTTTATTTTAAAGAATTGGCTCCGAATGTATTATCTGCGGATTATGACAATAAAATTGAAATCGATTTTGATGCACAAAAGAGATACATTGTCACAGAGGGATTGGATCCGGATGAAATGTCAGAGTTGGAAATCATGAAATACCCAACTGGGGATGATGTGTATTTAACCGGAGACGTGAGATTTGCAGATACTATGGCGAATCTACAGTTGACGATTTTGATGTAAAAGGAGGGGAATAAATGGCAGAACAAATTACAAGAGGAAATCAGACTATAAGTGGTGCTTATGGCACTTTATGGCTGAATAACGAAAAAGTAATGGAATTAAAGTCTGTAGAGGCAAAAGTCACAGCTGAGAGAACAGATGTTCAACTTGGACTTTCGATAGACAGTAAAATTATAGGACTAAAAGGAGAGGGAACCATAACAGTCAACAAAGTCTATACAAGAGGGAAAAAGCTTTTGGAAGATTGGTTGAAAGGGAAAGATACCAGAAGCAGAATCGTGACTTCTATCCAAGACCCGGATGCAGTCGGAAAAGGAGAAGAACGGGTGTCGATTGATAACGTGTGGTTCAATGCAATCGATTTGGCAAAATTTACAAGAGGAGAGGTTGTGGAAGAAGAATTACCGTTTGGCTTTACTCCGGAAGATGTGAAATATGAAAATGCAATAAAATAGGGAGGGGTGAAATGATAGTAACTGTAGAAGATTTATTGGGACAAGCGAAAAAAAGAGAAGACAAAAAGACATTTAAAGTGTATGTAACGGAATTAGACCGCGAAATTGAGTGTAATCCCATTTCACGAAAAGAATATTTGGATATAGTATTTTCCGGTACAAAAGATGAAGATTCTGAAATCATATACAACAGCTGTCCGATTTTCAGAAATGACGACTTGATAAGAAAATTAAAGTGTGAATTGAATCCGGTTGAAGTTGTAGATAAAGTTTTATCCGCATCTTCAATTTATGCTCTGACAAAATTAATTTTACAGCAATCTGAAATTGAAAACGGGGCTATCTCGAAATATGTAAAACTGATGGAAAGTGATATAAAAAACTAATCAAGAATGATTGGAAAATATCTACGATTGCCCACTATCTACAAAAAGGGTATAGTTTAAGAGAACTCCAATCATTAAGTTTTACAGAACTGTATTTTTTATATCAAAGTATTGACTTTTTTAATCATACTGGAGTATAATTAAGAAAAAGACGAAAGGGGATGATATTTATGATAAGAGCGATATTTATGATGTTATTAAGTTTTATAGCGTTTTTTATCAATCCAATAGCGGGAATTATCATTTTCTTTGGTTCTATTTGGATAGCCGGAAAACCATATTAATTAAAATAAAACGGGAGAGGTATCTACGGAGCCTCTCTTTTTTATTTTAGAGAGGAGGATTATGGATCATATATTAAGTGCTACACTCGAACTAAAAGATAAATTTTCTGCAAAAATAAAATCTGCAAGTTCTGCTCTAAAAAGTTTTGAATCAGAAAACAAAAAAGCAGGCAGTGCTGTAAAAGATACTGCGAATTGTATCAAGAATGGTGTTACCAGTTTGAGAAATTTTGCAATTGCAGCAGGAGGACTTAGAGTAGTTTCTGCAGCTTTTAGTTTTCTAAAAAGTGCATATACAGGCTATGCTGAACTTGATCATGCTTTGACGAAAAATAAAGCTATCATGGGGGCATCTGCCGAAGAAACCGCTAAACTAAAGGCTCAAGTTTTAGAGTTAGGGAAAACTATGCCTTTTACAGCAAGAGAAGTAGCAGAAGCACAAAAATATCAAGCTATGGCGGGGTACAAAGCGAATGATATTATTGCAATGACGCCTAAGCTTTTAAAACTTTCTATCGCATCAGGAGAGGATTTAGCAAGAACATCTGATATCATGACTGATAATTTAGATGCTTTTGGTTTAAAGTTATCGGATGCAGATAGGCTCATGGACGTCATGGCAGCAACTGCGAATAACACGAATACAAGCATATCTATGCTAGGAGAGGCTTACACGTATGTCGGGGCTGCATCAAGACAGTTTGACAGTTTCGAGGAAGTCAATGTCATACTTGGAATTCTAGCAAATAACGGGATTAAAGCCGGGAAAGCTGGGAGAAATTTAGCAGCAATTTATGCAAGATTGGCAAAGCCGACGGATGATATGATTGCAGAATTTGCAAAGACTGGAACAATTCTTTATGATACGAGTGGAAAGTTTAAGGGTCTAAGAAAAATTATTGCAGAAAGTAAACCTGCTCTCGATAGGATGACTGAGGCTCAAAGGAATCAATGGCTGGCCACTGTGGCAGGGACGGAAGGTTTAAAAGTGTGGGCATCTATCGCAGGATATAGTGCAGAGGGGACTAAGAAAGTTACGGATGCGATCAAAAATTCAACCGGAGCAGTAGAAGAAAACTATCAGACTCAAAAGGATACTCCTCAGAATAAAATAAAAGCTTTAGAAAGTGCTTGGGAAGGGTTGAAATTAGCAATTGCTGACGGTGCATCCCCCGCTATCACTGAAGCTATTGAGAATATAACTCAAAAAGTAAATGAGCTTACTGATTCGGATACTTTTAGTAAAGAGAATGTGGAGAGTTTCTTTCAAAGTATTAAAGATGGAGCTGAAACTGCGATCATGGTTCTTAAAGGAGTGTGGTTCATTTTAAAACCCATTGTAGCTGCTATGAAAGCTTTGAATTGGGTTGGAGGAAAAATCGGAAAAGCTTTTGCTTTTGTTGCAGGAGATCACTTGACAGAAGAAGAATCAAAAACATATTATGATATTTTAAAGCAAAAAAATAGAGCTTTCAAAATGGATTCTTACGATGCTGCAAGTGAAGAAGCGAGAAAAAAACTTTGGATAGACGCTCAAAAGAAAGAGGATTCATTTCTTAACTCTTTATACGAAAAGTCTAATAAAGAAAAAAAAGGGGATATAGTTTTAAAACAATTTTTATACAATAATGGATCTGACGGAATCAAAAACATGAGTGAACAGGATTATGAAGATTTGTATTATAATGTTGCTAGAGGAAACACTGATTATAGAAAAAATAGAATAATTCCCGGTCAAAATAAAATTCCTCAAATCCCGAATATCCCAGTACCACAATTATCGTCTCAAAATACGAAAAAAGAGGTGAATGTAAATTTACATGTAAACTTATCAGGAACGGTGATGAAGGAAACGGTGGACAATAAAAAAATAGCAGATGAATTGTCGAAGTATTTATTCAAAGAATATAAGACACAATCTCTGCTACAAATGTGAGGAGGGAGATTATGAAGCCGACCTTTATTTTATTAAACCAAAATTACCCGTTTGTGCTTTCTGTCCCTCCTATAAACATGAGGATTGAGAGCCAACAAAAGACGGTAAACTTAAACATAATAGACTTTGGAGAAGTCGTCAAAATAGGAGAAAGGAATTGTGATCGCATTTCTTTCTCCTCTTTTTTTCCAAACGTAAATTCTCCGTTTTACAAACTCTTGCTGAATCCATTGCCTCCGGTCTCGTGTGTTCAAGAGATGAAGCAGTGGAAAGCGACAAAAGCGAAAATACGGCTGTTGGTTCCTGAATTTAATATTTCTTATGATTGTTACATTGAGTCATTTAACACCTCTTATGAAGAGCGAACAGGGGATATTCAGTTTGAAATGACTCTTTGCGAATATCGAAGTCCGAAAATTTTAGATGAAAAATTAGGAATATGGTTAAGGTGATGGGGATGTGGGAAATTACAATAAACGGAGAACGTATAGCAAGGCGATTTACACACTTGCAGTGGTCAGGCGGTATCAAAGGTACCTCAAGGGTGTTGGAAATGGAATATGATGACGATACGGCTACCAAAATTGAAATCGGGAGTCCTGTCTTCTTACTGAAAGACAACGAGCGATTATTTCAGGGGAAAATATTTACGATAGATAGATTTGCGACGAAAGGGACTTTTTCTTTCAAGGCTTTTGACGATTCTATCTATCTAAACCGAAATCGATTTGTGAAAAACATATACAATCAAACTCCGAGCCAAATTTTGAAAATGATTTGCGGGGAATTAGGTTTGGTGGTAGGTAAATTTCCGCCGGACAAAGTAAAATGCTCTTTTCCGGCAATCGATAAATCCGGATATGAGATTATCTTGCAAGCTTACACGATTCAGCATAAGAAAGATAAGCAAATTTATTCAGTTGTTTGCAATGATGGAAAAATTGAGATCGCTCATCAAGGAATTATTCTGGAAGATATGAAATTGGATAGTCGGAATGACATTCAGGAAGCTCAATATAGTCAATCGATTGAGGATATGATAAATCAGATTATTATTTACAAAACTGACAAGGAAAAACTACAGATCTTGGATAAAGTGTCAAACGATTCAGATAAAAACAAATATGGAGTATTTCAGAATGTCATGGAGTATTCGGAAGATGTGAATAATATTTATGACGCAAGAGAAATGCTAAAAGGACTTGAAAATAAGGCAAACATCACAGTCATAGGAGATGTGAATTTGCAGTCTGGCTATATGGTAGCGGTAGAAGAACATCGAACAAAGCTGATAGGAATATTTCTTATTGAACGTGATACTCATATCGTTGAAAATGGTAATTATTACACGAACTTGGAGTTATCTTTTGAAAATAAAATGGATAAAGTAGAGTTCGAGGAATACAAGAAAAAGAAAGAACAAAAGAAGAAAAAAGGGAAGAAACAGAAGAAAGTATGGTCTTTGAAAGAAGGAGAAGGGTGGGTGAATAAAAAATGAATCAGCTTATAGATTTAATTATTGAAAATACGAATCGCTCCACCTCAAAAACTTTGATTGTTGCAAAAGTCATTTCCCCGCCTCCTGCCTTGAAATTGAAATTCGCAGAGCAGGAAATTATGCCGGAGCAGATTTACTGCAGCAACTACTTATTACCACATTATCACAGAGATTATAAAATAGACGGTGTTATCGGTGAGATTAAAATCGATGTCGATTCTTATGACTACACAAACACGACTAGCGACTTGTCTGGAGATAAAATTATTCCTTTGCAAGGAAGTGGGAAATTCGAAGGAAGTGGGACTTATAAATCATACAAGGATATTTGGTTTGAAGATACATTAAAAGCTGGAGATGAGGTGTTGGTGGCAATTGTAGGGGTGTTTTATGTCGTGATTAGCAAAATTACAAAAATGCCGAATAAGGCGATTGAGGGGGTGTAGATGGACAGCAATTTTGATTTATTTATAGCGAAGCAACAAGAGGTAGTATCCGGGACGGAGCTGCCTCTTTTTTGTGAGTACGCAATTGATTTTGAATCCGGTCAACCTCTTTATGAAAATGAGGATATTGTAACACTGATTGGGAATGAGGCTTTAAAAGTTTGGATTTTTAGGGCACTAAAAACGGAAAGAAATAGATATGCGATACACTCGGAATACTACGGGAGTGATCTTCGAGAACACATCGGGACGATTTACAATGAATCTATTAAGCAAGTGCTTATGCAAGAACAAATAAAAGATTGCTTGCTTGTAAATCCTTATCTGGCAAATGTTTATAACTTCTCTTTCGAAAAACAGGAGAATGACGTGAAAATAACATTTTCGGTCGATACGGTGTATGGAACTTTAGAGCAGGAGGTGCAACTTGGATATTAAAAATAAAACAGAAGTGAGAAATGAATTTTTAGATTCTTTAGAAAATTCATTATCTAAGATGGAAGGATCCTACAACTTCGATATCGCCTCCGGGGTTGGAGCTGTAGGACAAAACTTATATGAGATTCTCGATTATTGGAGCAAGCAAACTTTCATTGATACTGCGACAGATGACGACATTATCAATAAACATGCTGTATTGTTCGGTGTTAGCAGGAGAGGTGCTACAAAAGCGGTAGGCGAAGTAAGTATTACAGGAGTTCCGGGAACTTTAGTAACAGATAATACAATTGTATTAAATCGACAAGGATTGAAGTATAGAACGACAAGACAAGTTTATTTAGACGGAGAGGGGAAAGGAAAAGCAGGAATTGAGGCTTTAGAAAGTGGACTTTCGGGAAACTGTGCAATTGGAGAAATCACATCTTTTGAGATTATAAACACGAATTTATATTCTGTTACGAATGAAGCAGAAGTGAAAGGTGGCTTTGAAAAAGAACCAAACTCTATTTTAATTGCTCGAGCAAAAGAGAAGGTCATGGAACCGGCTCACTCCGGGAACGTGAATGATTACAAGCAGTGGGCGAGAGAAGTAGATGGAGTCGGAGATGTGCATGTAATCCCGCTTTGGGCGGGGAACGGAACTGTGAAAGTACTAGTGTCTGACTACAACTATGAACAAGCTCAAAGTGATTTAATTCATAGAGTAAAGGAAAGAATTGAAAGGGAAGACGGTAGACCGGTCGGGGCTAAAGTCACAGTGGAAAGTTTTAAACAGTTTGAAATATCGATCGGTGGAACAGTACTTTTGGAAAAAGGAGTGCAATTGCAGGATGTGCAGAAAGTTGTAGAGGCGGAAATTCGAGTTGCTCTGAGGCAGGGTAGCGTTAGTTATAAAAAGAATAAGTCTACAGTGATTTCTATCAACAAGCTCGAAAGAATTGTTTTGAACACAGCCGGAGTTGTAGATTGCACTTTGACTCTTAACAGTGGAACAGTAAATGTGGAAGTTGGGGAAGAATACGCCCCACATTTACGGGAGGTGAGATTACGTGAAAGTTAGTCAAAAAATGGATATTTCGATACTTTCTAAAATTGCAAGAAATGAGTTGATGGAAGATTTTTTCAAATCATTGGGAATATTCTATCAGACAACGGAAGAAAATATTGAGGGATTGCGAAAAAAGGTATTTATCTTAGAAGCAGATGAAGCAACTCTGCACAAGTGGGAAAGTTTCATGGAGCTGGAACAAAGAAAAGACTATTCTTTGAGAGATAGAGCAGAAAGAATTCTATATACTCTACGAAGCAAAGGGATATTCACTCCGGGTTTTCTAAAAGAACAGGCTAGGATATTCACAGGCGGAGGAGAAATTGAAATTACGGAAGACTTTGCTGGGTATAGTTTCACAATATCGTTTAAAAATGTCATTGGAATTCCAAGCAACATGGAGAATTTCAGGAATATGATAGAGCTAAACAAACCCGCACATTTAGGGTATAAAATTGTATTCTCATACAGAACTCATCGAGCTTTAGAGAATTTTCGGCATAGAGATTTAGAGCGATACACGCATGAAGAGTTGTTCTCTCGACATGACATATTAGGGGGGGTTGGTAGTTAATGGGAAGACGGACAAGATTTTTAGATCTATTTTTACCGGACAGGAATGATTACTATAGAATTACACAAGATCAAAATGAAAACTTTGAGAAAATAGATAGAAAGATGGAACAATGGGATACAGACAAAGAGCCTGCTATCTTAAACAAAAAATCCGGGTTTAACTTAGACAAAACAGATGACTATGAGTATGATAGAACTGACAAATTAGCGACAGGAAGAGCACTTTACAAACTGTGGAAAGCGCTTGAATCGAAAATTAAAGCTATCAAATTAACATGGAATTCGATACAAGATAAGCCTGAAACATTTCCGCCTGATACGCATTATCACAGTCAATACGCATCAAGTTCACATACGCACGATGATAGATACTATACACAAACAAAGAGTGATAATAGACTGAATGGACTCGCAGGAAAAAAAGACGGGACATTCCCTTTAAGCTCCGCGACAAAGGGAAACGTATATTTGTTGGAGAGTACTAACAAATATTATATGTGCGTAAAAGACTATAGCAGTTACTACAGTATATCTGTACCAAATGAGAACTTTATAGAGATGTCAGTCTACGAAAATCTAAATAGATTGAATAATCTCGATAGAAAAACTTCTATCAAAGAGATAAAAAATTCGAGAATAACTGCACATAACAGCTATGTTGAGATACCGGAAGATTTTCAGTTTGCTATTGTATATTTTTCGATCGGGTATCCGAATGAGGTTTTTTCTGCTATTTTCGTAAAAGGATTTACGACAAAATTATCTTATTATGCAGAACATAAGGAGATTGTTCTGCAATTACAAGGCAACAAAATTTATCTAAGCGATAAAGGACAAGAATGGGACGCAAATATCGAAAAAATCTACTATATGTAATATCAGTATTCTAAGTAAATTAAGCATATATCGTCTCCCCAATCTCCATAATTTCTTTTTGCTTTAATTGTGCCGCTTTCGTAGTAATATTTTGTTTCTCCTTTTACAGTTAAACCATCGTTTTTAAATGTGTTTACACTAACTTTTTTTATACCACAGTGGTTACTACTGCATATATGCCAACCATCGTTGTTTTCTGCTATTATTATATTTTTAGCGGATGAGGGGATATTTAAGACTATATTCGTTCCGTTTAGAAATGTTCCCGCACCTGCGTAAATTAAATATAATTTGTGTAGATTATTCAATATGTTAGAATGTCCTATCAAAAAAAATAGGAGGTCTAAAATGTTGAAAAATTGGCAGGGAGTAACGGAAAAAAACAGGAAAATTTATGAGAAGTACTTGAATAGTTGTCGAAGCAACAATGAAGAAACTTGGGATACTACTTACAAGACTTATGCTTCCCGGATGTACAAATTTCTAAAATGGCTGAATAAGGACAAGAATAGATACTTATTAAGCCAAGACACTTTAGAAAATGCGGTAGAAATTATTGAAGAATATAAAAACTATTGTCGAGATATAGGGAATAGCAAGAGAACGATAGCGAATGCAATTGTGACTATTTCTTCATTTTATGATTGGGCGGTTAGACGCAAAATGATTAAATATCATCCTTTTAAAGACCGCTTAGAAAAGCAGAAAATCACGGAGAGGGACAACACAAGGGAAAGCTATTACTTAACTACAGAACAGATACTTACTGCGAGATTGTATATGAAAGTCGAGCATAAAAAGTTCGACTTACAAGATAGAATTTTATGGGAACTTTTTATTGATAGTGCTTGCAGAATATCTGCAATACAGGCACTAACGCTAGATCAATTGGAATTGGAAGGAGGGTACTTCAAAAATGTAATCGAGAAAGAGGGATATGTAGTAAATGCTTATTTTTTCGACACTTGCAAGGCTCTGATAAAGGAGTGGCTACAAGAGAGGGAAAAAGCGGGAATTGAGGAAAGTTGGTTGTTTGTAACGAAGTATCAAAAAGAGTATAAGCAGATGTCTCAAGCAACTATCAGGAACAGGATACGCAAGATAGGAAAAATCTTAGAAATAGAGGGCTTATACCCTCACTCGTTAAGAAAAACATCTATCAATCTGCTATCAAAGCTTGCTGGCTTAGATATTGCTAGTCACTATGCAAATCATGCAAGCACGGTAGTTACGAGCAAACATTACATAGAAAAAGAAAGTGCTGTAGAAATCAGAAATCAAATTCTGATGTTGCGGCAAAAAATCGGTATTTTTTAACAGAGATTTTCTAATCTCGAAAGATTTTCGAGTACTTCTATTTCGATTTTTCTTTTAATAGCAATAAGTCTATTTTCTAAGACTTTTAGAATTATGATTTTAAAATCTGTTTCAGAAAATTTTGACTTATTGAAAATAAAGAACTTTTTAACTTAGAAAGTATCAAATTTCTCAAGAGATTAGAAAGTCTAGCAAGAATGGAGAGGAGTGATAAAGTGTTTAGAATTTATACAAAAGAGAAAAACAGTAGAGAGCTGTTTAATGTCAACTTAACAAAAGAAGAAGTTGACAAAGTAATGGGCGGGAATATCTTTTTAGATCATCCGGATATTGATAAAGAGAGTTGTATTATTGTAGAGCAAGAGCAACCGTTCATATACCCGACATTTTCAGACGGCAATATCCGAGAGAAAACGAGAGAAGAGCTAGTTGGTGACGGAGTAGAGATAGACTTGCAAGAAGGAGAAATTATACAAGATAAAAAGCTAATTACTCTAGCAAGACCGAGCAAATGGCACACTTGGTCAGGGACAGAATGGACAGTGGATCTACAAGCAGTTAAAAATAAAAAATTAGAAGCACTAAAACAAATCAGAGATGAGAAATGTAAGGAAAATCTCGAAATGAATGGAAGTTTATTTCAAGTGCGAAATACAGAAGATAGGGGGAAATTTGATAGGATTTTGCTCGGGATTGTAGCGCAAGCACTAAAACCTCAAGATAAGGAAGAATGGAGATTAGCTGACAATACGTATAAGAGTTTCACATATCAAGAACTTTCTAAAATTCCAAAACTGTATTCAGATAGAGAAAGAGAAATCTTTAAAAAATTTAAAGAGTTGGATGCGAAATTGAAAAAAGCAAATTCAGTGGAAGAAATTGAAAAAATCGCTTGGAATTAAGGTATATAATATCATTCAAGATGACTTCAAGAGGGCTTAAACAGGCTCTCACGAGGTCGTTTTTTTCGAAAGGAGGTAAGAAATGAAAACGGTACTGATAATAGGACACAATGCAAGAGATAAAGGGGCATACTCTCCATATCTCAAATTATCAGAATATGACTATTGGGGAGAGATTGCAAAAGGATTAGATGTTCCAGTTCTCCGGAGAAATCCAAATCGAGGCTATGGTTTGGAAATGAGAGAAATGCTTAGTAGATTAGAACGGTTAAACTACGACGTGGCTATCGAACTGCACTTTAACAGTGCTATCTCTAACGCAAGCGGAGCGGAAGTTTTAATCTACAAAGGCAACAAAAAAGCTAAAATGTTGGCACAGAACCTGCTAGACAGACTAGTAGACAAAGGACATAGAAATAGAGGAATTATTGAAGTTTCTCACGAACGTGAGAGAAATGGAGCTTACGGGATATGTAACAGCAGAGGGCACTATCTGCTGATAGAGCCCTTTTTTGGTTCTAACGAGAAAGACTGTATTCCGGTTGAAGAAATGAGAGAAATATTGAAAAAATTTGTTGAGGAGGTAGAAATATGAGCGTAACATTAGCAACAGCATTAGGAAGTACTGTCGGAAAAAAAGTGATAGATAAAGTGTTAGATGTAGTAGCTAAGAAAATCCCGATGACGGCAGATCAGAAAGAAGAATTGCAAGCGGAGTTGGCAAAAACAAATTTAGAAATTGCAAAAACAGAAATACAAGCAATCGAAGCAAAAGGAAGATTTATAAAAATAGTAACTGGAGCTATGCCGCTTATTGCTTGGATTTTGCCACTTATGGTCTTATCTTTAGCTATAGCGTTCAACTATCAATTTTGGTCGGATGTATATTATACAAAGCACGGAATGGAAGCTCCGATTTACAATCTGGATTCGAGGTGGTTTGAAATGGGAAATACCTTTATCCAATACTTATTCTATGGAAAGATAGCTGGGAAACTAAGTCCGTTCCACGACTCAGATGGAACTACTGGTAGTAAGTTTTTAGACAAACTTTATAAATAAGGAGGACAAATGACAGACGGATTACTTTTTACAATACTAGGAACAATGTGCGGAGTCATAGGACTTCTTTATAACGTTATCAGGAATCTTAGAAATGACTTTTATAATGAGCTGGACAAAATGAAAAAATTGTCTGATGACAGGGATAATGACATTAAAGAACTCATAAAAGAGATGAAAGCGGATTTAAAAGAAGATATGCGAGAAATTAAGAATGACATTCGAAGAGCAGAAGGCTTTAAATGTGCAGGACAGAATCAAGGGTAGGTCGTAAGGCTTACCCGGTTTTTTTTATTTTTTGAAAAAATATTTTTGTGAAAAGCCTCTCTAAATCGTAGTTTTTAAGCTGTATAAAAATATTTTAAAAAATTTATAAAAAAAACTATTGACACCGTTACGGTAATGTGATATAACTATATCATAAAGATACCGTAACGGTAAATAAAAAGGAGTGATGAAAACTTTTACGAGCATTGAAGATCTAGAAGAGAAAATTCTCTTCTTGGAGATATTATTTCTCACGGGATTGCGGCATTCAGAATGTCGTGCTCTGCAGGTTAAGAAAATGGATTTTATCGACAATAAAATAACGGTCGATAAATCAGTTTATTGCGAATTTGTAAAAAATTGGGAACTTACAGATCCGAAAACTCGTACAAGTTTTCGAACGATCGCAGTTCCGGGAAAATTGATGAGCAAAATTAAAATGTTCATCGAGAAAAAAGGAAAAAAATCTGAGGATTTCTTATTTTCTTACGAAGATGGGTGTCCTCGAATAGCAAATTTCGCACATTGGCTTCTGCAGAAAGCGTGCAGAACGCTAAATATTCACGTATCCACGCACGGATTAAGGCATAGTCACGCGACGTTTCTGCGACAATCTGGTTTGGATTTGGAGAAGATTCAAAAAAGATTAGGGCATTCCAGCATTGTCGTGACTTTACACTATTCACATGCAAAATTGCTTGATGAGACTGATATTATTGACATGATTGAAAAATCATGTTATCCTCTGAGTAGAGGTGAGGAGGATGGAGAAAGAATTGCGTAAAGTTAATATGATATTTAACAAAGATGGCCACGGCTCATTGTCTACGAAAATCAGCGTACCGAAAAAATGGGCCGACGATATGGGCTTTAAAGTAGATGATAGAGAAGCAGAATTAGTTTATGACTTCGAGAAAAAAGAAATTACAATAAAGAAAAAGGAGGAAAGCTAATGATAAGAATACTTTATTTCTTTGAAAAAGTCAAGGGAGGAATACAGTGAAAAATAAGCGGACTTTAAGAGGATTTATGTATCAAAATGTAGAATTAAAGGAAACTTATAACGAAAACATTATAATCACCTATTCAGCACCATTTTTTATCATAAAATTTTCAAAGGGATTTTAAAGATTTTAGAAATGAAATTTTTAAAATCCTTTTTTCTATGATAAAAGTAAATATGAAGACTTATCTTTTTCTTACATGTTTCTAAGTAGGATGTTAAAAAAGAATTGTAGATTTTATTTTTTCATTTGAAAAAAGATTTTCTATGTGGTTGATTCATTATTTGTAAGGATTTCTAAAAAGTCCATAAAAAATAATAATAATTCCTATTATCGGGCTTATAAAAAATCCAATTATTCCAATTATAACAAGTATAATAGATAACAT